CCCTTTTTTTCATACAGTCAGTTCATTAAAACCAGTTTTACGATAGGTAAACGCTATGGCAAACCCACGAAAGCCCACGCAATTGAAGGCCATCGCCGGAACCGCGCGGCCCGATCGTGCGGTTGAGCCAGATGTCGAACTACCCCTTGTGGTCGAGCGCCCGTCCGCACCAGACTGGATGCCGAACGCGCACGCCGTGAAAGAGTGGGATCGCCTGGTCCCGATCCTCATGGCCAACAAGTTGCTGACCGAGGCCGCACTTGGCCCGCTGGCGCAGATGTGCGCCCTCCACGGGAAGGTCGTGCAGCTCTATGCTGCCGGCGAGTCACCTACCGCCAGCCTGATTGGCTGCCTGCGCAACCTCGCGAACGATTTCGGCCTAACTCCAGTAGCCCAGGGCAAGGTCAAGGCCGCTGGCGCCGACGCGGACAAGGGCAACAAGTTCGCGAACAACGGGAAAAAAGGTGCGTGACTTTGTATCCATTGCGACCGATTACGCCAAGTCGGCCGTTGCTGACAAGAAGCGCAAGCGCCATGGCCGGCTGATCCGCGAAGCATCACAACGATTCCTGGCTGACCTCAAGCGCGCAAAGCGCAAAGATTGTGAATTCCTGTTCGACTCATGGCACGCCCAGGACGCCTGCGACTTCATCGAGAAGCTGCCGCACGTCGAGGGGAAATGGGACACGCCGCACATCGTCATGCACGAGAGTCACATCTTTTTCGTCGTGCAACTGTTTGGATTCCGCAAGCGTGCGTCGGTATTCATCGAAGGGTGGGGCGACTTCCACCCGCGCCGATTCACCTCCGCCCTGTTCGCCGTCGCCCGCAAGAACGCCAAGTCGACGCTCAGCTCTGCCATCCTGAATTACTGCCTGTGCTGTGAGCCCGAGGAAGGCGCCCAGGTCATCAGCGCCGCGACCACCTTTCAGCAAGCGTCGATCATCTTCAACGTCGCCAAGCGCCAGGTAGAGAAGACTCCAGATCTGCGCGAGGCGTTCGGCCTGGAATGCTGGGCCAAGTCAATCAGCCGATTCGAAACCGGCGCCAGCTTCAAGCCTGTCCATGCGAAGGCGTCAACCCAGGACGGTCTTAACCCGTCGCATGTGGGCCTGGATGAGATCCACGCACACAAGACAGCCGACCTCCTCAACGTCCTGACCTCCGCAGCCGGCGCCCGCGGCAACCCGCTATGGCTGTACACCACGACCGAGGGCTACACCAACCCTGGGCCGTGGGCCGAGATTCGCATGTTCGTCAAGCGGCTTCTGTCCGGCGTGTTCGGCCAGACCGCTGATCACTTCCTCGTTGTGTTCTACGCCGTGGACGAAGAGGACAAGGCGGCAGGCATCAAAGCCGACAACGAGTTTGATGAGTCCTGCTGGATCAAAGCCAACCCCCTAATGAGCATCAACCCTCACTTGATGACGGCGATCCGAAAGGAGGCCATCGAAGCCAAGCAGATGCCCAGCAAGCTGGCCGAGTTCAGGATTAAGCGACTCAATCGCCCGGCCTCAACTGCAGATGGTTGGATTGACCTGACCAAATGGCAGGCGTGCGGCGGCGTTGTCGATCTGGATTGGCTCGAGCAGTACCCGTGCTGGGGTGGCCTGGACCTGGCGAGCACCACCGACATTGCCGCGTTCCGGTTGGTTTGGAATGTGGATGGCGTGCTGTACACCTACGGCTGGCGCTGGGCACCCGAGAGTGCGGTAGCGTTTCGCACCGAGCGCGGCACCGTACCGTATGCCGCCTGGGTAGAGGTCGGGCTACTCAAGCAGACTGAAGGCAACGTCACCGACTACGCCATCATTGAAGCTGACCTAATGGCCATGCGCGACCGGTTCAACATTCAGGAAATCGCGTACGATAAATGGAATGCATCGGATCTTGTCAATCGATTAATAGAATCTGAAATGCCTATGATAGAATTCGTGCAGGGGCCGAAGAGTTATCACCCGGCCATGCAGGCATTGGAACACGCGTATATTGCGGGTAAACTGGCGCACGGTGGCGACCCATTCCTCAACTGGTGCGCGTCCAACGTGGTAGCCAGGCGCGACGTGAACCTGAACATGGCGCCAGACAAGAAGAGATCGGCGGACAAGATCGATGACATGGCTGCGCTGTTGATGGCTGTCGGCATCATGACCGCAGGAACCGACGATGGCGATTTTGCCGACTTCATAAAGGCCCCGATAATCGGATGAAGACCAAAGACCAGAAGCCCGGCAAGATCAAATCGGCAATCTTGAATTGGCTTGGCTTCGGTTTCGCCGACGCCGATCACTGGGCGCAATGGTACGGCCGCGAGTCAGAGGCTGGGATAACCGTCAGCTCGGACAAGGCGCTTACCCTGTCATCCGTGTGGGCCTGCACCCGGCTGGTGGCGCAGACCATCGCTACTCTGCCGGTTGGACTGTACGAACGCCTGCCGGATGGTAGTCGCCGCCTGGCTGATAACCTCCCGGTTGCCCGCCTGATCCACTCGAAGCCCAGCGCCGACATGACGGCTGTCATGTTTTGGGAGTCGATCATCGGCAACGCTCTGTTGCACGGCAACGGGTTCGCCGAGAAAAAGCGCATCGCCGGCCGGATCGTAGCGCTTGAGTTCCTGTGCTCTGAGCGCCTGACATGGTGCCGCCGACTCAACGGTGAGATCGAATACCGTTATACCGAGATCGACGGCAAGCAGCGGATTATTCCCGAGGACGATATTTTCCACGTCCCTGGCTTCAGCCTGAATGGCCGCTTCGGGATGTCCGTCATCAAATACGGCGTCGAGGTGTTCGGATCTGCATTGGCTGGCAACTCTGCCGCCAATGGCACGTTCAAGAATGGCCTGTCGCAGACCGTCGCATTCACCATCGACCGAGTGTTGAAACCTGAGCAGCGCGCCGACTTCCGATTGAGCGTTGACGCCATCAGCGGCGCCATGAACGCTGGCAAGCCTGCCGTCCTTGAGGGCGGTATGAAGGCCGAGACTATCGGCATCAACCCAACCGACGCGCAGCTACTGGAATCCCGAGTGTTCTCCATCGAGGAGGTCTGCCGCTGGTTTGGCGTTCCGCCATCCATGATCGGCGCGACCGACAAGGCGTCGAGCTGGGCCAGTTCCTCCGAGCAGCTGAACCTGTGGTTCCTCCAGTACGGCCTGCGCCCATGGCTCAAGCGCATCGAGCAGGCGATCTGGGATAGCCTGCTTTCCCCGGTCGAGCAAATGCGATACTACGCTGAATTCACGGTTGACGGCCTTCTGCGCGCCGACACGACCGCCCGCACGAACTTCTATTCGACCGCCCTGCAGAACGGGTGGATGTCGCGCAACGAAGTCCGTCGCCTGGAAAACCTGACTGCAATTGAAGGCGGAAACATTTATACTGCTCAAACCAACCTCGCGCCATTGGCAATGCTGGGCGCAGGGACCGAATCGCAGGCCGTCCGCGCGGCGCTAATGCACTGGCTCAAAGAGGGCGAGCAATGAAGATGGAATACAAGACGTTTCCTCTTGAGGTTAAAGAGGTTCAGGAAACCGGCGAGTTCTCCGGCTATCTGTCGGTTTTCAATAACGTCGATTCCTACCAAGAGATTGTGATGCCTGGCGCATTCACGAAGACCCTGGCCGAGTGGACCGCCAAAGGTCGCCTCCCCCCTGTCCTGTGGCAGCATCGCAGTTATGAGCCCGTCGGCCCGTTCACCCTCATGCAGCAGGATGAAAAGGGGCTTTATGTCGAGGGGGTGCTCTTGGTCGCCGACGTCCAGCGCGCCAGAGAGGCGCACGCGCTCATGAAGCACAAAGTCATCGATGGGATGTCGATTGGCTTTGAGACTATTGCTGACGAGATGGACAAGTTGAGCCGCTCGCGCAAGCTGACCGAACTGAAGCTGTGGGAAGGATCGATTGTCACCTTCCCAGCGAACACGCTGTCAACTGTAGACAGCGTGAAAAATGCTATAGTTGCCGGCGAAATGCCGACACTGAAAGAATTTGAAAGGTTCCTGCGCGAGGCAGGCTTTTCGAAAACGCAAGCCACGGCCATCGCCGGCAAGGGTCTTGCGCATCTGCTTCGGAGCGAGTCCGACGCAACGGCGAGTGATGAACTGGCGGCCATCCTGGCGGCTATCAAATCTGCCCCGCGTTTGGGCGAATAGGAGAAAGATCATGGGTAAGTTCAAGCTGTCCGCAGCCTTCGTGCTGCTGGCTATCGCACTCGCCGCATCGATCCCGATGCTGATGGGTGTCAGCCTGATGTCGTTGGGTGCGTCCGTCGCAACCATCGCCATCGTCGCAATGCTCGCAGAGCGCGCCCCGGCCGGCTATGCCGCGCCTCGCACGTCGATGCAGCGCGGTGAGGTAGGCGAGCCGAGCGTTAAAGATGTCGTGCTCGAGGCGCTCAAGGGTCATTCGCAAGAGTTGACCACGGCAATTGCCAAGACCGAAACCGACATCAAGGAACATGGCCAAGTTCTGGAATCGACCAAGACTGAAATCGTCGAACTCGGCAAGAAGGGCGAAGAGCTGGAAGCCCGCCTGGCCGCAGTCGAGCAGAAGTCTGTTCGCGGTGGCGGTGAGCCGGAGGCCAAGAAAACCCTTGGCGAGATGTTCGTCGGATCCGAAGTGCTGAAGGAGTTTGCCGCCAAGAAGCGCCACAAGGGCCAGTCCGGCTCGTTCGAGTTGAAGGACATAACATCGACTGCTGCGTCTGCTGGTGACGGCATCTGGTCGTTCCGCGATCCCGAGCTGGTTTCGGATCCGTACCGCCCGCGCATGTTGCGCAGCCTGATCCCGACCGTGCCGGTTGACAGCAACCTGATCGAGTGGGTGCAGACCAACGTCCGCACCAACAACGCCGACATGGTTTCGGAAACCGGGTTGAAGCCGAAGTCTGAACTGACCTACGACCGCAAGGAAACCGCGGTACGCAAAGTCGCCCACTACTTCAAGACCTCTTCGGAAGTCTTGCAGGACTTCAAGCGCTTGCAGGCCGAGATCAACATCGAAGGCTTCGAGATGCTGCGTCAGGTCGAGGAAGACCAGTTGATGGCCGGCGACGGCACTGGCGTGAATCTGCTGGGTCTGATCCCGCAGGCGACCGCCTACAACCCGGCCGCAACTCAGTCCGGCGATCAGCAGGTAGACGTGGTTCGCCGCGCGATCTTGCAGGTTCGTCAGTCGTTCTACGGCGCGACCGGTATCGTGATGAATCCGGCCGACTGGGCTGCAATCGAGCTGCTCAAGGATGGCGAGCTGCGCTACCTGTTCTCGATGGCGACCACCGGGGCTCCTGCCCGTCTCTGGGGTCTGCCTGTTGTCGAGTCGGACGCGCTGCCTGCTGGCGAGTTCATGGTGGGCGCGTTTGCGACTGCTGCGACCATCTATGACCGCATGACGGCATCGATGTTCATCAGCACCGAGAACGAGGACGACTTCATTAAGAACATGGTAAGCATCATGTTCGAAGAGCGTCTGGCGCTGGCGGTCAAGCGGCCTCTCGCGTTCGTTCACGGCAACCTGAGCGGCGCGAGCTAAGAGCAAGCCGGGGCTTCGGCCCCGGCTTCTCCTTTTGGGGTGATCGATGAAAGCAGCAGTAACCAATCGTTGTTTTTTGCGCTCTGACATCAAAGAGCATGTCAAGACAGGCCAGACGATTATAGGCGAAGACGCCTATATCAACGAATTGTCACGGGGCGGGCTTGTGCGTGAAACGCGCATGATGCCGGACCCGGAGGAACTGAAGGCCCCTTTTGCGGACGCTGGCGAGAAGTCGTATGCATCGCCAGCGGCCCAAGTCTCACAAAGCAAGACTGCGCATCCGTCAAAGCGTGGGCGTCCGCGCAAGCAGACCGGGGCGTAATAGTCGTCAACACCAGCTTCAAGATGGCCCCGTGGGCTGACGCGCTGTATGCCATGGATCGGGCGTGGTGGGATCGGTACATGGCCGAAGTCCTGACCGAGTTCCAGGGCGAGCGGGTATCACAGCTCGACAAGCTCAGGCACGCGATACACGTGAAGATGCCGGCCTACGGAAACTCCGGCGCCGCGGCGATTGCCCTGGCTGCGAAGTGGGGGGCGAGGCGGGTAATCATGCTGGGCTATGACTGCGCCAAGACCGACGGCAAGCCACACTGGCACGGCGACCACCCGGCAGGACTGGGCAACGCTGGCAGCATGCCGAAGTGGCCTAGGCAGTTTCAAAAACTGGCCGATGATCTGCGCAACGTCGAGATCATCAATTGCAGCAGACAAACAGCGCTCGGGATGTTCCCGCGCCGATCACTGGAAGAGGTGCTGTTGTGAGCGTAATCGCCCTGGCGGATGTCAAAGCAGCGCTCCGCGTCATCCACTCTGCGGACGATGCGCTACTGCAGAACCTGCTGGACTCCGCAGAGGATGAGGCGCTTCGGTTCCTCAACCGCGACCAACTCCCGACCCTGCCGCTGGACTACCCGGAAGAATCGAGCAGCGAAGACATTCCCTCGAGTGAAGACCCTATCGCCCCGTCCGTTTTCACTGCGGTTGTGATATTGGTCAAAATCGACTATGAGGCCGCGCCCGGTGACATCGAGACGCTTCGCCGCGCCGCTGAGGTCAAACTGCAACCGTACCGCACGCAGATGGGCGTCTAATGCTGACCCAGCGACTGCGACACCGCGTCGCCATCCAAGAGCAGATCACCGATCAGGACTCAGAGACCGGCGAAGAGACGCACACTTGGCAAAATGTTTTCCTCGACTCTGACACCGAGCTGGACGAAGTTCCTGCCGAAGTACTGACCGGCCCAGGGCGAGAGTTCCGCGAGTCCGGTACAACCCAGGCCGAGACATCGGCCCGCATCAATCTGCGATGGTTCCCCGGCCTGCTGCCGACATGGCGCATACTGTGGGATGGCCGCGTCTACAACATCCAGAGCATCGAGACTGACGTAACCGGGCGCAAAGAGTGGCGCCTTCGCTGCATCGATGGCCTCACGGATGGTCAGTGATGATCGTCCAGGGAATGAAAGGTCTCGGCGATAACATCTACCAGCGCGCCTTTATCAAGTCCCTGCGTAAACCGATCTGGCTCGAAACGCCATGGCCCGAACTTTACGCCGACATTCCAGGCGTCAACCTGCTGCGATCCGATACCCAGCTGCGCACCCAGGCCAAGAACGTCGCCCGTCAACCGGCCGGCGTTTGGAATCGCGCCCCGCGCGGCACGATGATCAGAATCCAGTACGGCACCAACGGCATCATTCCAGGCATGACGCAGTGCTTCCGCGTGAAGCCGCAAGAGTTCGACCTACCTGACTTCGCCCCGTCGCCGGTCGCCGGCAAATACGTGGTAGTCCGCCCCGTCACCGTCCGCAGCGAATGGCGCGCAGACACTCGTAACCCGCTACCCCAGTACGTCGCCCGGGCCGCCGCCGAGATGCGCCGACGCGGCTATCAGGTCGTGTCTGTGGCCGACCTTGAGGACAACAAGGAATGGCTGGTAGGCGATCCGCCAGTTGCCGACATAGCATACGAAAAAGGCGAGCTCCCGGTAACGCAGCTGCTGGCGCTGGTCCAGGGCGCTGCCGCGGTGATCGGCGGTATCGGCTGGGTCGTCCCGGCGTGCATCGCTGCGAAAGTTCCGGCATGGATTATCTGTGGTGGTCAAGGCGGGTATAATGCGCCTGAGAACGTGACCGACAAGTGCATGGATCTGAGCCGTATCCACTTCGCTGTTCCTGATCGGTTTTGCCGCTGCACACTCAAGGTCCATAATTGCAACAAGAGGATTGCGTGCCATGACGAAATGTTTGCCGACTGGGCTAACCGATTGCCTGCTCTGGTCTGAGGAGCTGGGCATGGGATGGCACCCGCGCGAGCCCATGGATTACACCGGCAGCTACTTCAAAAACTACCAGAATCTCGACGCAACGCCGATGGGCGCGGCGCTGACCAAGGCCCGCGTGGATCTGGTGCGTAAACACCACGACGGCGTTGTCGTTGACATCGGTATCGGTGGCGGACGGTTTGTGACCGAGTGCGACGCGCTTGGGTATGACGTGAGCGCAGAGGCTATGGACTGGCTGGCAGACAGTTGCCGGGCATTCGACCCATACTCGCGCCTTGTGCCGGCGATCACCTGCTGGGATAGCCTGGAGCACATTCCAGATCCCGAAGCACTCTTGCGCCAGGTGACGCACTGGCTGTTTGTGTCCATGCCGATTTACACCGACATGCTCGCGTGCATTGGGTCGAAGCACTACAAGCCGGGTGAGCACATCTGGTATTGGTCTCTCCCTGGTTTCGTGAACTGGGCTGAGCGCCAGGGCTTCCGGTTGGTCGAGATGAATCAGGCCGAATCCGAACTTGGCCGGGAAGGCATCACCTCCTTCGCGTTCCGGAGGATGGCATGAATCAAGACCACATCCACCGGCCTGACGATGGCCGCGGCCGTCGCGACGTATTCGTGAACGGCAACAAGATCGAAGGCGTTGCTTGGGCTGATACGAAAAATGGCGTAGCGGTGTTTTATCCGCAGCCAATACGAGTCAAGCGCGGCACCGACGAGGTGTACACTCGCAAGCTTCGCGACAAGGTCGAGGTAGTGCCCTGTGGTTGACTCAGTCGAATTCAAAATCGAGGGGCTTGAGTCCCTCTTGGGCAAACTCGACTCCGTAACGCAGGACGTTAAGCGCAAGGGCGGGCGCTCCGCTCTGCGCAAGGCCGCAAAGCTGATCGCCGACAAAGCGAAAGAGGGCGCGGCCAGGATCGATGACCCGGAGACTGGGCGCAGCATCGCGGCCAACATTGGGCTACGCTGGAACGGGCGGCTATTTAAGCGCACTGGCGACCTCGGTTTCCGCGTAGGCGTGCAACATGGCGCGGTGATCCGCACGAATGGCAACCCAGACCCGGGCGCAAACGGCCCGACTCCACACTGGCGCTTGCTCGAGTTCGGCACGTCCAAGATGGCAGCCCAGCCGTTCATGCGCGCCGCCCTGGCCAACAACATCGGCGCCGCGACAAGCGCATTCATTAACGCGTACCACAAGGCTATCGATTCCGCGATCAAACGCGCCAAGAAGAAAGCAGCCCAGGGGGTTTGATGTCAGTCCCAATTTTTTCAGCATGCGCAGCATCAACCGCCGTAAAGGCATTGATTGGTGCGCCTCCAAATATGCGCCTAAGCGAGTTCGGCCTCGCTCCGCAGACTGCTGCGTTGCCTTATGTGGTCTGGCAGGTGGTGACCGGGATCCCAGAGAACTACATCAATCAGGTGCCTGACATCGACAGCTACACGATTCAGGTTGACGTTTACGCCGCGGCCGCAACCAGTTCGCGCGCCGTTGCCAATGCGATCCGTGACGCCATCGAAACAAAGGCGCACATCGTCGCATGGCGCGGCGAGTCGAAAGACCCGGACACGCTGCACTATCGGTCGAGTTTTGACGTAACGTGGCTTGTCGCGAGGTAGGACGGGATAATGAATAAGCCAAGCATTGAAGAAATAATCGCAGACCTTGAGAAATTCTGTGTTGATCGCGGGATATGCATTCACCCGAGCCTTTATGACAACCTTCAGGTATGGGATTTTAGAAATGGTGATTTCGATTTTGATCCTATCAGGGGTATCGAGGATCACCGCGTGACTAACGAGGACTAATGCTGTTTGTACCCCGCTAAATGGCTGTTATACTCAGCCCGTAAAGTCGTGCCAAGGCCCGCTGTGAAGCGCCCCTAAAGCACGCATTTATCGCCGAGATGGCGACACATTCCCGTTGAGGAGGCTACACCATGGCGAAGCTCGCACAGGGCACGCAGATTTATTTCATCGACCCTGCCGACGATTCTTTGGTGACGGTCGAATGTGCTACCACCTTCACGCCGGGCGGCGCACCTGCCGACCAGATCGAAACCACCTGTCTTGAGGATGCCGTCCGCGCTTACATGCGGGGATTGCGCACGCCCGGTCAGGCGACTATCGGCCTCAACGCAGATCCCAGCTTCGCCAGTCACATCCGCCTGCACGAACTGTCGGAAGATGACACCGTCGACTTTATCAAGTGGGCGGTGGGCTGGTCTGACGGCACTGCCGCCCCTACCGTAGACAGCTCGGGCGATTTCGTTCTGCCGGCTACCCGGACGTGGTTCACGTTCCAGGGTTACGTCGCGGACTTCCCGTTCGACTTCGCACAGAACACTGTCGTGACCTCGACTGTATCCATCCAGCGCTCGGGCGGTTCTGCCTGGGTTCCGAAGGTGTAATCAATGAGCATTGAGCAAGAGATACAGGACAAGGGGCTGACTGCGCCGCGCGTGACTCCGGCAGATTTGCAGGCGAATATTGCCGGTGTGCACTATTTTACGGCCGGCGATGCCGCTGGATACCCGACAGATGCCGCGTTGTCCCTGCTGACATTCTGCGTGCTGGTTCTGCGAAACGGATTTACCGTCACCGGTGAAAGCGCCTGCGCCAGCCCTGAAAACTTCGACGCCGAACTGGGGCGCAAGATCGCGCGCCAGAACGCGGAGCAGAAGATATGGCCACTTATGGGCTACGCGCTCAAGCAGCGATTGAGCGAGGTGTAACTCATGCAACTGAGCATCGACAGCCTGAAGACCATGGGCGCCTTTACCGGCGCCCCGGTCGAGAAGGAAATCACTTGGCACAAGGGCGAGGAAGAATTCACCGCTACCGTGTTCGTGCGCCCGCTGTCCTACATCAGCACCGTGAGCGACCTGACGTCTGCGCACTCCAAGACCGACCCGGTTGCCGGCCGCATTGCTGCTTGCATCTGTGACGCCGAGGGAAAGGCCGTGTTTTCGCCTGGAGACATCACCGGCGAAGCTGACCCGGACCGTGGTCCGCTCGATGGTGATCTGACCATGGCCCTGCTGGCTGTGATTGCGGAGGTCAACGGCCTTGGGGGAAAGCGGAAGAGCTGACGCTCGAAGACGAGGTCTGGTGCGAGCTGGTCATGCACGGCATCGGTGGCCGCACCATCGCCGAAGCCAAGCGCCAGCTAAGTTACGTCGAGTTTGGAATGTGGGTTAAGTACCGCCATCTGCGTGGCTCGCTGAACCTCGGGATGCGCTTCGAGCGCGGATCTGCACTACTGGCCACGATGTACGCCAACTCGAAGTCAAAGCAGGGCGGATACAAGATTTACGATTTCATGGTGCACGAAGAAGAGCCGGCCCCGACCCTGGAGGAAGCTATGGAGACTTGGACCTAAATGGCTGGGAACCTCGGGCAGCTCACGCTCGACCTCGTCGCACGGATCGGTGGATTCACCGGGCCGCTCGACAAGGCTGGCCGTCACGCCAAGAAAACATCTGCCGACATTGCTAAATACGGCAAGGCCATCGGCGTCGGACTGGCTGCTGGCGCCATTGCTGGCGTCACCGCGCTTACCCTGATCGTCAACAAGCAGCGCGAACTGATCGATCAGCAGGCCAAAGCGGCGCAGATGCTGGACACCACATACACCAGCATGGCCAACCTCAAGCGCGCGGGCGAACTTGGCGGGCTTGGCATCGAGAAAATCAACGCCGCAAGCCGGCAGTTGAACCTAAATATCGGGAAGGCAATTCAAGGCAGCGATGCGCAAGTAGAGGCGTTCGCGCGTCTTGGCCTGAGCGCACAGGCGCTGGCAGATGTGCCGCTCGATCAACGCATATCGAAGATCAACGAGTCGCTGCGCACCAACGTCCAGGCGTCCGAGCGAGCTGCCGTTGCCGCTGACATCTTCGGCGCCAAAAACGCCGCAGCCATCCAGCAGCTTGACCCTGACACAATCGCGGAGGCCGCGCGGCAGGTTGAAATCTTCGGCCTCAACCTGTCCGACATCGATGCGGCCAAGGTCGAGCAAGCCAACGACGCCATGTCGACGTTCGGCCTGTTGAGCGACGGCATTGCCAAGCAACTGACCGTCGAGCTTGCGCCGGTCCTGAAAGAGATTGGCGAAGAGTTCCTTCGATCCGCTGAAGCCGCTGGCGGGCTCGGAACTGTCGTTCGTGACACTACCCGCGACATGGTTGGCGCCCTGGCTGTTGTGCTGGACGTTGGTGCTGGCGTAGGACGCATGTTCACCCTAGTCGCCAATACGATAGTTGGAGTTTATGCAACAGCGGTTGCAGATATAAATAATCTATCAGGCATTGTCGCCAATGCGTTGTCGGTCCTGCCAGACTTTCTCGGTGGCGCTGGGTTTGCGGCCCAAGCCAAACGCTATCAGGGCGTTGCAGAAACCCATTACTCAATCGCCCAGCAAGCTGCCGACAAGATCGGCGATGCGCTCGACGAGCCGCTGGCAGGCACGCGATTCGAACAGTTCTATCTGCGCGCGCAGAAGGCTGGCGAGGCCGCTGCCGCTGCCGCCGTTGATGCCCGCAAGGCTGCGAAAGAAGGCGGCGCCGCGTTTGTCGATGCCGAGGACGCCAAGAAGAAAGCGGCAGAACGTACCGCCAAGGCAATCGCCGATCAAATCAAGGCGCTGCAATTCCAGGCTGCAACGTTGGGCATGTCCGCCGATGCCGTGACCCTGCTCAAGCTCAAGCTGGACGGCGCGACCGAATCGCAATTGATGATGGCCAAGGCCGCACTGGACACTGTGTCGGCATTCGAGACGCAGAAAGAAGCCATCGATGCGATGAACGACGCGCAGGAGAAAACCAACACGGAAGCCGTCAGCATTCTTGATTCGCTGATGACCGAAGAGGAAAGCGTTCGCCAGTCCTACGCGCGGCGCCGGCAGATCATCCTTGATAACACGCTGATCACCGGGCAGGCCCAGACCGATCTGCTGCGCAAGCTCGAAGAGAAAAGAAACGAAGACCTGCTGGCGATCAACGGGACGTTCTGGGAAAAGTACCTTATTGCCGCAGAGAAGTCGCTTGGCTCGTTCGATGAGCTTGCCGAGAGCGTAATCGATAATTTCAGCAGCAAGTTCGGCGATGCGTTCGAAGCCATGATCTTCGATGCCGATACGCTTGAGGGCTCAATCGCAAACATGGCTGAGTCCATGGCGCGGTCTGTCGTCAATGCCCTGGGCCAGATGGCCGCGCAGTGGCTTGCCTATCAGGCTGTACAATTGTTGGTCGGCAAGACCACTCAGCAGGCTGGGGCTTCGGCGCTTGGGTCGAACGCCAGCGCTTCGGCGATCAGCGCCGGCATCAATGCATTTTCCAGCACCGCGGCGATCCCGATTGTCGGCCCCGCTGCCGCACCTGCTGCAATGGCTGCCGCCCTCGCTGTCACGGTGCCGATGGCTGCCGCAGTGCAGGGCTTGGCTATGGCCGGCATGGCGCACGATGGCATCGACTCAATCCCGAAAACCGGAACATGGCTTCTGGAAAAAGGCGAGCGCGTGACGACCGCCGAG